AAACAGAAGAACCCGTAATATATGCAACTGAAGTAGATATGATTAATAGTAAAAATAAAATATTTGTTATAGAAAAATAATGGCATTCCCAAAACAAGTTAAAAAAATATTAGATTTAGTTCCCGATAAAATCTTATCTGAACGTAGAAAAGAGTTATCCGAGTATATTACTAAAGACGGGACTTATTTACCTAAATCGGTATTACACGCTGATTTGGATAGGGGGATGTTGGATTTTGTTAAAAATGAATTAAAAATAGTATCTGAAGGTAAAATAGTTCCAATGGTTGATATTATTTTAACAACACAGAATTGGTCTCAATTTACCGAAACTTGGAATTTTGTTGATACTGATTTCAATGCTCAACCCCCATTTATTACTGTGGTTAGACAACCGGAAGTAAAATATGGTACAAACCCATCTCTTCAATATACAATACCAAATAGAAAACAGTTTTATTTTGCGGTTGTTCCTACTTGGAATGGTAATCAAAAAGGTGCCGATGTTTATACTATACCACAACCAGTTCCTGTTGATATTAATTATAATGTTAAAATTGTTTGTAATAGGATGAGAGAATTAAATCAGTTTAATAAAACTGTATTACAAAAATTTTCTTCAAGACAGGCATATACTTTTATCAAAGGTCAATATGTTCCTATTGTTTCAACAAACATTTCAGATGAATCTGTTATGGATATTGATAAAAGAAAGTATTATATACAAAATTATGACTTCACAATGTTGGGATATTTGATTGACGAAGAAGAGTTTGAAGTTAGACCAGCAATATCAAGAGCCTTACAAATGTTTGAGGTAGAAACTACAACAAGAAAACAAAAAAGAAAAAAATATCCCGAAAATCCTGATTTATTTAATTTAAATATATCTTTTACCACTAATAATTTAACATATTCACATGTTATGGAATATATGGTTAATATGACTTTAGAACTTAAGAATAATGTTACATCATATGATGTTTATATTAATGGAGACAACTATGGACAAATGGACCCAATACCAATTAACACTAACGACCAATTGGATATTATTATAACACAAACAAACCCGGGAGATTCTTCATTATTGTTTACATGTAAACTACTTTAGTCCTCCCCATATATATCTTTTTTCTCTTTACAATTTTCTTTAATTAAATTTTCTAAAAATTTGTAAATTTTAATACCTCGTTTATCACAATACTTTTTTAATATTGCGTGAGACTCCGTTGATATCTTAATATTTTTTATATCCTTATTATCATTCTGTGACATAAGCAGAAAATAAGCAGAATTTTAGGTGCTTATTTATAAATACTTTTTAAAAAGTAAAGTTTTTTCATTTGTTTATGAATATTTATCTATAAAATAAATCATTAATAGAAAATTTAATAATGGCAACAGTTCAAACTAATCAAAAAGTATTTGTATCACCAGGTGTATACACTTCAGAAACAGATTTATCATTTGTAGCTCAAAGTGTGGGTGTTACAACATTAGGTCTTGTAGGAGAAACTCAAAGGGGTCCCGCATTCGAACCTATATTCATAACAAATTATGATGAATTCCAAGCGTTTTTTGGGGGAACAAGTCCTGAAAAGTTTGTGAATACACAAATACCTAAATATGAGGCGGCATATATTGCTAAATCATACTTACAACAATCAAACCAATTATTTGTAACAAGAATTCTTGGTTTGTCGGGGTATGATGCAGGACCTTCTTGGTCAATAAAAGTAATTGCAGATATTGACCCAGCAACTGTTGGATTTACATCATCTGTTGGTAATGCTTTTAGTTTTAATTTTTCGGGTAATTCGGTTGGTACAGGGTCAACAGTATTTACAACGGCATTACCAACAGAAATACAAAAGAACCTAACCAAACAATATAGAACATATAACGGTAGCACTTCAACAATGCAAGAAGATTTTAGTGCTTACTTGGATGAATGTATGGGGTCCACTTGGTATTCCTCAGGCGCTCAACCTCCGTTTTGGTCTGCAACTACAGCGGTTGCATACGGTTCAATTTTAACAACAGATTATAATTTTGTTCTTAATAATCGTCCAGCCGGTTTAGGTTTAAATTTTGAAAATGTTTATGGTGTTAGTAGTGTAAGTTGGGATGATAATGTTAAAAACGCCGATGTTAATGACCCTTGGTATTATGCAAACTTTGATATAACAACGGGTGATAACTATTCAGGGTATTCTTTTTATTGGTATGTATCAAGTTTAACATCAAATGGTAATAACCAATACACCGGAACAATATCAGGTGTTATATATGCTTTTTCAGGTTCTTGTGCACAATATAGGTCAACACCTGTAAATGGTATGGTTGTTGCGACTTTACGTTCAAGAGGTATATCTGAATTTAATTCAACACAACACGGACCTCAATATCAAGTAACAGGAACTAGTGATGTTACAATGGTTTGTAGTGGTTCATATTCAACGGTAAATCAAAATCCATTCGATACTTTCTTACTTAGTGGTAGAACTAAAGATAACCAAACATTTTCTTTTGAGACATCTATGGACTCTTCAAGTAGTCAATATTTACCTAAAGTTTTTGGTACAGATAATTTTGGTAAAAATAGGGTAGATGTTCCATTATTTGTTGAAGAAATATATGGTGGTTCATTAAACTTTTTATATAATATGGGTTTTATTAGAGGATTAAGTTGTGATATTATTCCTTTACCTGCGGCATCTAGTGTTAGTACATCATCAATTGCGTGGAAATATGAAAAATATCAAACACCTTTAACACCATTCTTGGTTTCAGAATTAAGAGGTAATAAGGTTTATGATTTATTTAGATTTGTATCAATATCTGATGGTGGTTCAGCAAATACAGAAATTAAAGTTTCAATTGCAAATATATCATTTAATAATCAAACCTTTGATGTTTTAGTTAGAAATTTCTACGACACGGATACTAATCCTGTTGTTATTGAAAAGTTCACAAATTGTAATTTAGATGAAAATTCTAACAACTTTGTGGCGAAAAAAATAGGTTCATATAATGGTGAATATTCATTGAATTCTAGATACATTATGGTTGAGATGGCGGATGAATTTCCAAACGATGCGTTACCTTGTGGTTTCCATGGATATAATCAAAGACAGTATGGTAGTACATCTGTAAATAGAACACCGATACCTGTTTATAAAACAAAATATTTCACACCTAACGAAACATTATATGACCCTCCATTTGGTTTCACATCAGGAGGAAACAATATTGTTACGGTACCCGGAGATAATATTAGAAGAACGTATTTAGGATTTTCAACACAATTTGGTATTGACGATTCTTTAATTGATTACAAAGGTAAAGTAAATCCAACAACTAATTGGTCTTGTGCTGTTGAATCGTTTAATTGGGCGACACAAACAAAAGGTTTTCATATGGATAAAGACGCTAGGGTTATTTTATTCAATACTGGTACAACATATAGTGGTGACCCTGAATTCTATTGTGGTGTATATTCATTCAATTCTGAACCAACAGACCAAACTAATGGATATTATTACATTTATTCAAGAAAATATACCATATGTTTCGCAGGTGGGTTTGACGGATGGGACATTTATAGAGAACGTAGAACAAATGAAACTAGATTCCAATTAGGTGGTTCGGGATATTTAGCGGGAGCTGATGTGGTATGTAACCCAAGATACCCTAACTGTACAGGTAACGGAGCATTCAAACCTATTACAGTTAATAAAAATACAACTGATTGGGCAAATACTGATTACTACGCTTACTTGTTAGGTATTGAAACATTCTCAAATCCTGAGGCAACAAATATTAATATATTTGCAACTGCGGGTATTGATATTCAAAACCACGATAATCTTGTTGAACAATCAATTAATATGATTCAATATAATAGAGCAGACTCTATCTATATTACAACAATGCCTGACTATAACTTACTTTTACCGGACGCTAATGACCCCCAACAAAAAATTAACCCTCAAGAAGCGGTTGATTTATTAAATGAAACAGGTATTGATTCTAACTATACTGCAACATATTATCCTTGGATTCTTGTTAGAGATACAGTTAATAACACTCAAATTTATATCCCACCAACTGGTGAGGTTTGTAGAAACTTAGCATTAACTGATAATGTATCTTTCCCTTGGTTCGCATCAGCGGGTTATACAAGAGGTCTTGTTAATTCGGTTAAAGCAAGAACAAAATTAACACAAGAAGATAGAGATACTTTGTATCAAGGTAGAATTAACCCAATTGCTACCTTCTCTGATGTTGGTACGGTAATTTGGGGTAACAAAACTCTTCAAATCGCGGACTCAGCACTTAACAGATTGAATGTTAGAAGATTATTGTTACAAGCTCGTAAGTTGATTTCAG